GTCTTCTCGGTGGTGCGCAACCTACAAGCGATCGCCAGAGCAAACGTTCCGGGCCGTTCTCCCCTACGACGATGACAGCGGCTACAGTGCTGCTATTGCTTGCTTGGCGAAGATCAACGCCGATCGGGCAGATATTGTTCCTGGTGATCGGGAATTTGTGCTGTCATGCGCTGCGCACGATGATGATGCGTATTATTTCGTAGCGACCTATCCTGAGGTGGCGGTATGATGGTTTATCTTAACTTCCAACACGGCAGTTTTCCCAAAGAGACTGTTGATCAATTCGACACTATGAAGGAAGCCCGCGCCATGTTGCAAGAGTATGAAATGGTAGGTGGTGGTCGGTATTGGCTTTCTAGCCGTTGTTGTGCTAATTGGAAGGAGACCGCAGAATGAATTATCTAGAACTTCGCCAGATTCAGCTCAAGTCCCGCAGGTTGCGCGACGAGTTGATTGCCTCGCCTTACACTTTGCATGACAACTATCCTCAATTCGCCGTCACAAATGACTACGCTGCATTGTGCCATCGATGCTGTAAATCTGAGGCAAGATCCATCGGCTTCACATATGGCTCCGATGGCTGGGCCATTGCTAGGCTTGCCGTCAACTGGGAAGATCCTGCTCTCTATTGTGATCATTGCGGCCGCAGGATTGAATCAGCCTATTCGGAGGATGATGCAGAATGATGTTTGAACTCTACATTTTAGATCGCAAGGTTATGTCATTCCCCACCCTGGAACACGCTTTAGCCTTCGCCAATTATCATTCACTCTACCGCGCAACGATTCGCCAAAATGGCGTCATTATTCACACCATCTATAGGAGCTTTTGGCCATGAACACTGCCAATTCCTGGGTTTTCGCTAGTTGGCGGGACAATGATCTATTGCTGACCGCTGCCGCTTTGCAGACGATGAATCCGTCGGGTTTCAGGAATGCAGAATCTAGCGCAAGTTATATCCGGAACCTTGCGGAAACTGAGCTTAACCGTCGCTTAAATGCAGGCAATGATCAGCCATTCGACATTGGAACCGGCGGATTCGTTGTCTTTATGAACAAACGGGACGGCGTTTGGCATGCAATCGCCGCAGTAACTGGTTATACTGCTGCACATTTCATCGCCGATTGTCCGTTCCCTGGACAAGAGTGTTGCTGGGTGGAAAAGCCTACGGGCGAAGCAGGCAAGACTTACAAGTGTGTCAGCGTGAGGCAAGCAAAATGAAACGCACCACAAAATCAGGCTGCAAAGTTACTTATGCGCCTTTCTGGTTATCCAAACGCTACTGCCAGGGTGAGCCCTACTGGTTGGTTACAGTCAATAGGCCTAAGACTGGCAATCCAGAACCGTTGACTGCAAATGAAGCGTTCCGCTGGTTTCATACAGGCATTGAATGGACTGATGACGCAACCGATTTACTAGCAATGATCAGGGGCTGGAGAAAATAGGTCGTCACAATATGACAAAGTATTAAGCCTGTCAGCAGTCACCACTGCATCGATTATTATGTTTGCGGGGCTCCACCCCACCCCACCCCACCCCACCCCACGCCATGCAACCCACTATCTACCGTCTGATCGTCAGCGATTGGGCGCCCGCTATCGAGAAAACTGTTCGTCTGATCGCCGTCCCCATCGCAGCCGCCTACATGGCTGGCCTTATGGTCGGCATCTGGATCCATCAACTGAATGATGCGTTCGCGGCACTCACCACGGGCAGCCAGGCGCCCCAGCAAGCAGCCCCAGCTCCTGCCCTTGCGATCGTCCAGCGCTGCGCCGTGGCTCCTGTTGTGGCCAACGTGGCACGGCCCGCACCCCTGACCGACTATCAGCGTCGCTGCTTGGCCGCATCAGCGGCGGCACTCGACTGTGGCGACGAGGAGACTGCCGCTGCCTACCATCGCGTCGCACGAATCATGCCAGATCAACGGCCCATCGGCTGCTCCGATCAGATGGCCGCTGCGGTCGCCGCCGTTATGGGCGGGATGAGCCAGGCCGCCGCTGCACGCCGCTATGGCGTCAGTCGTTCGACACTGCGCCGGAGGCTAAAGTGAACTATCCGCAGACTATTGCCGAGTACTGGCAGATGCACGGTTACAGCAAACGAGAGGCAGACGCCATGCAAAGACAGCAGATCCGCGAAGCCATGGAGACAGCAGATAGGGAGGATCTTTATGATGCTGGTTACTGGAACGTGGAAACATGAGACTGGCACTCTGTCTGCTGCTGACTGTGGGGGCCGTTGCGCTCCCCGCTGGCATCGAGGGGGTTAACCGGATCCAAGATCGCCAGGCACAAACTCTAAGACAACTCTAAGATCACAAAGTATTAAGCCTGTCAGCAGTCACCACTGCATCAACTACAGTGAAGAAGTTCACAAGGGAATCACCCCATGTTCGCCATTATCGGATCTCCTACCCATCGTCAATTGCTCCGTGATCAGCGGCAAGCACGCGACGCTTACCATGCGGCAACCACAACTGCCGAGCGTCATGCCGCCGAGGCCAGAGTCACAGCAGCCGCCGCCGCCATCCGTGACTACCTGAAGATCGCCGGCTAACCATCGCCACCTACCGGCCCTCTCCCGATTGACGGGGGAGGGCTTCGGTTTGGACCTCCGGCTTGAATGGATCCCCCTACATCCCCCAGTGCCCGACTACTCGACTGTAGTACATACTATTTCCTCTCCACCCCAGTGCCCGACTACTCGACTGTAGTACAGGTGCTTATGCTTCCCCAGTCAGCTCCTACTCGACTGTAGTACATACGCCTATGCCACCGCCACCAGTGCCCGTCTACTCGGCTGTAGTACATACGCCTATCCCCCTGCAGTACGGCAGCCTTCCATCTGCAGCACCCGTGCAAGCGGAATCATAGCAACTTGCGGCACCACGGCATTACCCAGTCCCTTCAGGCGGTCCACCCGACCGGATAGCCCATCATTTCCTCGACAAAGGACGGGTTCAGATACATAGGATCGCCAGTCTGAGGAGAGGCGCTGACCACATGAATCTCGCGTCCCAGGAGGCCATTGCTCTCCACATTGGCGCAGGCTTGCTGGCTGCCGTCCTTCCAGTCGCGTGTCGTCGGCGTGGGCAACATCCGCCCCATGACCGTTTCCAAGTTCGGGAATCTGTCCCCCTCCAGATTTCCCGCGCTGTTCACTGGCGCCGCCATGGCCGAGCATGTCCTGGGGGTAGGCAGCAGTTGGGCCGCAATCGTCAGCGGCATCCCCATACCGTTGCCATTGTTGGCTGTCAGCTTCACGCGCTCTCGGCGTGCCAACCACGTCTCCGAGCGCCCTCCATCGCTCGCCACGCAGGCGGCCGGAGACGGCAATCCCGGTGTCCCATCTGGCCCGATAGGCAACGCACCACCAGCGATCTCTCTGATGACAGGCTCCCACAGCACTTGCTGGTATGCAAGCCCATTCCGCATCGTACCCTGCCTGGGCCAGTTCGCCAAGAACGGCTCCAAGCATTGCGTTATCAAGGATGGCTGCAACGTTTTCCAGGACAACGTATCGCGGTCGAACATCGCAAATGACTCGCATGAGCTGGTAAAAGAGACCAGACCGAGTGCCTTCTTTGATGCCTGCTTTTTTGCCGGCAATGCTGATGTCTTGGCAGGGAAATCCTCCGCAAATAACGTCTGCTGATCCGGGCTGCCCTTGATACGTCGTGATGTCATCGTGAATAGGTACGTCAGGCCAGTGCTTGGACAGCACTTTATGGCACCATGGCTCTTTTTCGACAAACTGCACTGTCTCAAAGCCACCGAGCCACCGCGCAGCAAGCGAAAAGCCGCCAATACCGCTGAATGTGTCAAGCAAGCGCAGTGTCATCGCTCTGAGTGAGGACTTGCCATGAAATTGCCCACTAGCGTCGTAGCCTGATCGAGCAGCTTCCGCTCACGCTCTGGCGGCAGCGCAACATGCGGCAGAAACTGATAACGTGCCTCAGCAGCCAGCAGGTGCCGGTAGGCTTCAGCAACGTGGCGCAGGATTTTAGAGTCCATTGCGCTGCTTCAGGTAGTCCCCCAGCAAAGCCTCGTGCATTTTCACGCGAGCGTCCTTGGTGACAGGGCGCAGATGGACGGGAATCGCCTCAAGGGCCTCTGCAGCGGTCTTCCAGTTAAGATACAGCCCCCAGTCGTCAAAAGTGACGATATTGACGCAAAGGCCAATATACGAGCCTGCAGAAACTGTGGCCTTGTATCCGTTGTCGTAGTTGTCGCTTGACCACCACTCAGTCAGACCGGGCCATTGCGCCGGCCTGTCGGTGCCGATGCCGTAGACGATGAAATCGAGATCCTTGGCCATCCACGGCTCCCCGCCGAAGCGGAATGAGCCGGTCACGTCAAACTGCACCGCAGGACCAAGTGGCAGCAGGCTGTGGAAGAATGATCGAGCATCGCCCAGACTAGCTGGAAGCATGTGGAGTGCATGTAGACTGCTCCCACTGTAGCACAGCAAATTGCAGATTTTTCTCCGATACGGGCGAAGCCCAGTTGAGCGACGCAATCTGTCTCCTAGAGGCGCGTTGTGAAGATTGCGTTGCGATACGCACAAGGGCTCGTCTACAACGACCCGACACGCTTCCGCGTGCTGGTGACCGGCAGGCGCTTTGGTAAGACATATCTGATACTCGTGACGCTGATCACGAAGGCTGCTGAGACGCCAAACGGCACCTTTTTCTACACGGCGCTGACGTATCAGATGGCGAAGGATCTCGCATGGGATCTGCTGAAAGCATTGGTGCCGAAAGAATGGCTCAAGAAGAAGCCAAACGAGACCGAGCTGAAAGTCACGCTGATCAACGGTGCTCAGATTAGCCTAAAAGGCATCGACCGGCCGGATACGTTGGTGGGCAGGGGGCTAAATGGCGTGGCGCTGGACGAATGTGCGCTGTATCCAGACGATCAAGCCTGGAGAATTACCCTTCGTCCATCTCTGGCCGATAAGCAGGGATGGGCGCTGTTTGCGACAACGGTGAGACGCGGCTTTCGGGCGCTGTGGTTCTTGGAATTGTACGAAAAAGCGCAGAAAGGACAGCCGGGCTGGTCCGCGTGGACGTTCACGACGCTGGAAGGCGAGAACGTGCCGGAGGAAGAAATTGAGATGGCAAAGGCCGATATGGACGAAAAAACGTTTAATCAGGAGTTTTTGGCTAAATTGGAGGACGAAGACGGCAGAGTTGCTGTTTCTTTCTCAAATGAGAACATCGCGGACGTAGAGGATGACGATAGCCTGCCACTTTTGATCGGAATTGACTTCAACGTGGACCCATTCTGCGCTGTTGTGGCCGTCAAACGCAATGTTGAGCAGTCAGACGGTTCTTATTTGGAAGAATTGCACATTTTTGATGAAATTGAGCTGAAAGACGCAACGACGTGGGACATGGGCGAGGTGCTGAACGAGCGTTTCGGCGGCAATGACCGTATAATGCGCGGGTTTCCCGACCCGACTGGCAATGCACGTCGCACTAATGCTGTCGGTGGTACTGACCACACTATCCTTCGTCGCTGTGGTATTACTGTTATTACGCCCTCTAAGCCATACAGAATCAGAGACAAGATTACAGCCATCAACACCGCATGGTGTAACGCGCTCAAGCAGCGACGCGCCAAGATCAATCCCCGCTGCAAGGAAACCATCAAGTCAATGCGACTACTGATGTATGACGAGAAAACCGGTCTACCCGACAAAACGCAGGGATTGGACCATTTCTTCGACTGCACTGGCTATCTGATGCTGGGTAGCTTCAATTTACTGCAGCCGGAGGCGCTGGGCAGCAGCAATCTCAAGGTCTACGGACGCGAGCAGGACGAGCCGGCACGCATCAGCAAGTTCGGGCCGTATGCGCTATCCAAGCGCACTCGATGAGGAACGCAGTGACGAAGAGAGGCGATGGCGAGAAGCAGGATGTGATACGATAAGGGCTGTTTGATGCTTAACCGTGAAGCTGGTTTGCGGCGACTGCCTTGAGGCGCTTAAGGATTTTGCGGATTCATCAGTGGATGCGGTAGTGACCGATCCGCCCTATGGCCTGTCTTTTATGGGCAAGGCATGGGACTACGTCGCAGTCGGCGGCGACACTGGCTCCGCCGCCCGGTTCTTCTACTGCGCCAAAGCGAGCAAGCGAGAACGCGGCGAGGGCAATACTCATCCGACAGTAAAGCCAACCGATCTAATGCGCTACCTATGCCGTCTCGTTACTCCGCCTGGCGGTATCGTGCTTGACCCGTTTATGGGCAGCGGCAGCACTGGAAAAGCGGCCATGCTAGAGGGCTTTGATTTCATCGGCATTGAGCTGGAGCCCCATTCGTTTTTGATCGCAGAAAAGCGAATAACCGAAGCGGCGGCATCGGGCGCTCAAATCGAGCTGCTGGATTTGTTTTAATCTTCGCCATCATCATGCCATTCTGGAAAAACGCCGTGGCTGGCAAGCTCATGTGCGAGCATGTGCAGGCAGCCAATCGCTTCGGCAACGCTTAAATCGGGATCTGTCATCAGCAGATACTTCACCCGATTCATGAAGCGGGCAACGTGATTTTCTTCTGGCGCAGCTTCGACTTCGTTGGAGACGGTCACAGCGTTCTGGGTGGCGTAGACTGCCCCTGAAGTGTAGAGACAGCCTGTGCCCGGTACTGCCAGCGTCTGGAACCGCTCTGAGGCGTCGCTGGCCATGGTGCCACGGCAGCAGACCATGGCGGCGGTGTGCCTGGGGACGGATCACGTCCGGCAGTTCAAGGAGAGCTACCTGCCGCAGGAGATCCGCGAGGACGACGAGGCATGGGCTGAGCGGGTGCAAAAGGCGGTGCTGACGCCCTACGTGCTGCGGCTGATCGAGAACGCCGCTGGCATCGTGCTGCGCCGGCCGATCGAGCTGATTGGCGACGACTACTGGAAAGACTTTGCGAAAGACGTTGACGGACTGGGTAGTTCGTTGAATGAGTTTGCGAAGAGCTATCTCATTGATGCGCTGCGCGATGGTCATGCGTTCACGCTTGTCGATGCACCGCCGGATACCGCTGCAAACCGTACACTGTATGACGCACGGCTGAACGGCATCCGTCCGTATTTCGTCTCGTACACGGCGCCGCAGTGCTACGGCTGGCGACAGGCAAGCACAGCGCCGTACTCCCCGCTGTCTCAGGTGCGGCTGATCAGCAAGGCTGTGATTCCCGAGACGACAGACGATTACATGGAGCGCACGATCGAGCAGATGCGCGTGATCTATCCAGGTCGTTATGAGCTGCACAGCGAAGGCGAGCTGATCGCAGTGGAGCGCAGCACCTACGGCGCTGGCAAGATTAAGGAAATCCCGCTGGTGACGCTCTACACAAACCGTCGCGGCATGATGATGTCAACGCCGCTGCTGATTGATCTGGCGTACATCAATCTGGCGCACTTCCGAGCGCAAGCTGATCGGCTGCACAGTATTCATATCGCTGCAATGCAGCAGTTGATTCTGGAAGCGCATGAAAATGCGAACTTCTTGATCGCTGGTGTCAACTACGCACTCAGGCTAGATCCCGGCAACAAAGCCTACTATCTGACAACTGATCCGGCAGCGTATCAGGCGCAGAAGGAGCTGCTGGAGGATCTGGAGCAGCAGATGGCGACACTGGGCACGACCAAGCTGGTTGGACAGAAGATGGTGGCCGAGTCGGAAGGCGCCAAGCGTATCGATCAGGCACAAGCCAACAGCACGCTGGCGCTGATTTCGATGGAGCTGGAACGCTGCTTGAACAAGATGTTTGAGCTGGCGGCACTCTATGCCGGCAAAGAGCCGCCAGTCTTGACGCTGGATCGTGACTTTGACTTCTCGCGGCTGCTTGGGCAGGACGTTTCTGTTATCGGCACACTGCACAAAGAAGGTCAACTGCCAACTAAGGAGTTCGTGCAGATTCTCAAATACGGCGAGATTCTGCCGGATTCTGCCGATGTGGACAAACTAGCATCCGACATTGACGCCAAGATGAAAGAGATTACGGATAACCAAGAAAAAGCGGCTATGCAGAAAATGGCTGCACAGCCGCAATCAACGTCTAACGGTGGTCGGACTGATCAGATCAAGCGACGAGCACCTGCTCTTCAGCGGCAGTCTCGGTAGCGGCGGCCTTCGACTTCCGCTGCTTGCGGACCTTGCCGGTCTCGATCAGCTCAGCGGCGACTTCTTCGCGCACCTTGGTCAGCACGATCTGGCCGTAGTCCTCGGTGTGAGTGATCTCGTACAGATCGCCGGCACCGGAGACGGCGCGGGTGAAGCGGGGGCCGACGACGAGCTGGCCCAGCTTGGTGACGCGCACATGGTTGTCGTACTGCGGCGCGGCACGCTTGCTGGTGAAGGCGACGGAAACGCCAGCCTGCATCAGGCCGCGCAGGAAGCGCAGAACAGCGGGGCGGCGCTGGCCATCCTTCTCGGAGAAGTAGCCGCAAGCGATAGCGGCTTCGGCTTCAGTGCAGCCTTCGGCGGCGAGTGCCTGAGCCTGTGCGGCGAGTTCGGCACCAGTAAGGGCAGTTTCCACGTTGTTGATAGGTGTGGGTGAGTTGCCTGATAATCCTACACCATCAGGAGCGGATAAGAGCAATTCCGCCCGAGCTTCCCGCTTCGGGCTGCATCGTGTACAGTAGAGGTGCCTTCAACGTATGCGATGAGCACCGCTGCACCCGATCCCGTGGATCCCCAGGCCGCGTCCGTGACGCCACCTGCTGCAGTGCCGCCAAATCCGAACGTCGCTGACCTGCAACGCAAGATCGAGCTTCTCACGCAAGATCGCACTGAGCAGGGTCGCAAGAACGCCGAGCTGAACGATCGCCTCCGCGAGATGTCGGCAGAGCTGCAGCGGATCAAGGACGAAGCCGCGACGAAGAAGGCGAAAACGCTGGAGCAGTCAGGCGACTACCCGGCTCTCGTGCAGCAGCTCAAGGCTGATCTTGAGGCTGCTCAGACGGCGCTCAAGGACAAGGCCAAGGAAATCAGCAAGCTCACCAAGGACATCGAGTCCATGCAGCAGCAGTCGGCCCGGCAACGGCTGGAGCAGACCGCGCTAGAGCAGATTCAGGCCGATCGTCAGGTTGTGAATCCCAAGCAGCTCCTGAAGCTGCTGGAAGCGGAAGGCATCATTCGGGACAAAGAAGGAACGCCGGTGGCGCTTAACGGGGGCGTCGAGCAGTCACTGAGCGAGTTTCTTCCGACTCTCAAGCAAGCCAACAGCGGCTACGAACACTTCTTTGTCGCGGGCGGCGCCCCCGGCATGGGGGCATCGAACGCTGCAGTCGGCAGCACCAACATTCCGCCAAGTGATAACCCGTACATCACGGGTAACCTGACTATGCAACTGGCGCTGGAAACACGAGAGCCGGAGAAGGCCGCGATTCTTCGGCAAGAAGCCAACCGGCAGAAAGCCGCGCAGCGATAACACCAACATCGCTTTTGAGCCAACATGGCACTTCAAAACCTGGGGGATTTTTCGACCCCTACTCCCGTAGCCATCGGCACGCGGGGTACTCCCAACTGGGGTAGCACTTTCCTTGGTGACCTGATCGCCAATGAGCGCTTCAAGGCCGCCGTCTACGAGGAAATCTTCTCGCAGTTTGCGTTCACCAACTCCGGCATTATCACCCGCGACGCCAATCTGGACTGCCGCGAAGGTGGTATCAGCACCACGCTGCCGCTGGTTCTGCCGTTTGAGCCCTTTGAGGAAGTCATTGAATCCAATGACACCTGGGGCCAAAGCGGCGCCGGTCACCTGACCCCGCAAAAGGTCAACAGCCGCACGCAGATTTATCCGATCATGCACCGGGGCTTCCTGGTCGCTGCGGATAAGCTGTCGCAGCTCGGTTCCGGCATCGACCCGCTGGGCGCCGCTGCCCGCTATCTGGGTGAAGGGCTCGCTGCTCACAAGAGCAACACGCTCATCACCATGCTGGCTGGCGTGTTCGCCTCTGGCGGTCCGCTGGTGAGCAACGTGCTGAACGTCAGCCGCACTGGCGCCGGCCCGTCCACGGCGGCGAACTTCCTGACTTCCTCTTCGGTTACCCGCGCCAAGGCGAAGCTGGGTGAGCGTTCCAAGCGTCTCCGCATGATTGCGATGCACAGCGACGTGTCTCACTATCTGCAGGACATCGGGATGCTCACTTGGGCAAGCTCGACCTCCGTGACCGCGACTCCTGCGTGGGGCGCTGGCGGCATCGGCGTCACCGATACCGACGTTGCCTACTTTGCGGGTCTCCGCACGGTGGTTGACGATCGGCTTGTGCCGACCACTGATGCTGTCAACGGTGACAAGTATCCCGTCTACCTGTTTGAGCCCGGTGCCATCAAGCAGGGTGTTCAGGAAGACCTGAACATCGACTACGGATACAACCTAGAGTCGAAGCAGTGGATGATGTCTCCTGACATTCACTACAGCTTCGGCATCCCCGGCCTCACCTACGGCGGCCCGCTCGGCAGCCCCACCAACGCCCAGCTCGGCACTGCCGGCAACTGGACGATGGCCTACGCGCAAGGCGCCAAGCTCATCCCCATCGTGCGGATGGTTGTCAACACGCCGCTTGCGGTCAATCCCTGATCACCTGATCTGTGGTATCCTCTGGGGGCTTCGGCCCCCATTTTTTTGACCGAAAAACCTGATTTCGTCAACCATCCGCCGCATTACACGGCGGGGAAAGCAGAGGCCATCGACATCATCGAAGATGCCATCAAATCTGCACCGACAGCCGAAGATGGCTACGCCCATGGGCAAGCGCTAAAGTATCTGTTGCGTCTATGGCTCAAGGGGAATCCCTTGGAGGATGCCAAAAAGGCCCACTGGTATCTGCAGCGGCTGATCTGGCGCCTTGAGGGCGGGAGGCCGTAGACTGGCGGCACTTCTCGGCGCTGGGCCGTGCCGATCGCCGTCCTGACGCCGCCGCTGACGCTCGCTGAGGTTGACGCCTACTTCGTGGCGTCACAGAACGCTGCGGCGTGGGCCGCGCTGACGACCCCGCAGAAGAACCTGGCGATCGGGCAGGCGACTCAGTGGTTTGAGACGCTGAACTGGAACGGCGAGAAGGCCGACCCGTCGCAGACGGGCAAGCTGCCCAGGGTGGGTGTGACATGCAACGGCATCGAAGCGACCGCTGACGCGCTGCCCTACAGCGTCGGCATGGCCTTCTGTGAGCTGGCGCTGGCGCTGCACCGGAACCAAGGGGCGCTGGTCCCTGCGGAGGCCGCTGAGGGCGCCTCCGGGCTCACGAAGCAGGAGCGGGTGGAAGGTGCAGTCACGGTCGAGTATTTCCCGCCAGCGGCGCGGCTGTCTAACGGCACCAAGGAGACCGACCCGGCGCTGATCCGTGCGTTCCCGTGGCTGCGCGACATGCTCGCCTGCTGGGTGGACTTTGGCGATAGCCGCATGATTCGGCGTTATCGAGGCTGACATGAGCAGAATCGATAAAATCTTCGGCAGAACTGCAGGGATGCTGGTCCGCAAGTTCGGATCTGACATGGTGTTCATCCGCTCGGGCGAAGCCGAGTATGACACTGACACCGGAGAAATCTCGACAGCGACGACTCGGCTGCCGCTGAAAGCCGTGATTTCGCCTGTCAAGCCCGAAGAAGTGTCGGCACTGACGCAGAAAACAGATGTCAAAATCATTCCTGACCCCGACGTAATTGGCGATGAGCCGATTCGCGTTGACGATGAGTTTGAGTACATGGAAAATGACGCGACAGTCGTAGCACGAGTTGTCGAAGTCAAACAGTTTCGTGGCGACAGCGCTGTGGCGTACATCGTGATGGCGAGGCCGCAATGAGACGACCCGGAAGCGCAAAAAAAGGCTTTGATCGCGTGGTGCCCGACATTCAGCGCAGGCAGAACATCCAGGCGCGTATCGCTACAAGCCGTGTCGTCAATGCTGTCACCGAAATCAGCCCGAACTACAGCGGCAAGTTCCGTACACGTTGGCTGGCAGACCCGATCGGGCCATCAGTTGAGCCCGCGCAGGAAGGCGGCTTTGTGCCGAAACTAAGTCAACCGAAGCCAGGCAGTGACCCGCAGCGCGGTTACAGCATCCGCAATGAATCGCCTTATGCGCCGGAAGCGATGGATCTGGAGCCGGGCGTGTGGATTCGGCCTGCAACACCGCCGAAGGGCGACATTGTGGATCAGGGCGAACGCACAGGCGCGTTCCGTGGTGAAGTTGATGGCTCTGCGCCCGGCGGTGCGGTATCAACCGCTGAGCGTGATTGGTATGTGAACTACGCGCAAGGCGGGCAATTCGCCAAAGACGTGCGCGATGGCGCTCGATCGGCGGTAGCGAGGACACAGCGATGAGCGGCTACGCACTGCAGAAAATCCGTCGCTATTACGAAGTCGTCGTAGAAGATGCGCTTGCCGCATTTACCGGCGATCCAATTCCTGTCTACACAGACAACGCTTACTACGCTGATAAGCAAGGTGAGAGAGAGTTTGCGCTAGTTCGATTGAGCTATGGCGACATGCACGAGTTGACGGTTGGCGGCATGATGGAGCGCATTATGGGCACGTTGATCGTGGAGATTTTCGTGCCCAAGGGGAAGGGGCCGGGGCGGGCGCAGGCGCTGGGCGAGGCCATGCTGGTGGCGCTGGCGCGGATCAACGCAGAGCTGTATGCGCATGACGCCGAGGTGGTGGCCCGCGTGGGGCCGATCAGCGGGCCTCGCTTGACGCCACTGCAGTCAGCGCCGCACTTCCAGGCCCGCCTGAGCTGCTCGATCCGAGCAAGCTACCGGTCTCTATAATGCAGCCATGACAGTCATCCCCGGCGATTACAAACTGATCATTCCGCAGCGTGCAACGCTGGAAGAAACTTTTTGGCTGCCGTTTGATGCAACTGGCGTTGAGTTTCACGCATCAATCTGGACGAGCGACAAGCGGGAGACCTTGCTGCTTGCGCTGACAGTCGTTGTTGATGACGTACTGGTGGAGGGCGAAGATCCCGATAATCCAGATTCCATCGAGTGCAAGATTCGCGTGCGTGCTGACTGGGATGACACGAAGCCTGTCACCAAAAACGGCTACTGGGATCTTTTGGCTGTAATGCCAAGTGGCGATCGTGATTACTATCTGCAAGGGCTTGCAATTCTCGACCGCAATGTGACCGAAGCACCGCCATGACAGTTGTTCGCACAGTCAAGAACGTCGTCAAAGTGCGCGTGCAGGAGCGTGCAGGTGTTCGTGGCGTGCGCGTGGCGATCGGTGGCCCGCGAGGGCCGCAGGGCGAGCCGGGACTGCCCGGCGCTGATGGACTCGATGGCTTGCCTGGGCCGGTCGGACCCCAAGGGCTTGCTGGTCCTACTGGTCCTACTGGGCCTGCTGGCGCCGCTGGGCCTGCTGGGCCTGCTGGTGCCACTGGTCCGCAGGGGGCCGCTGGTCCTGCAGGTGCCACAGGGGCGACCGGGGCGACCGGGCCTCAAGGCCCTGCGGGGCCACCCGGCGCCGATTCGACCGTTCCCGGTCCCGCCGGTCCCGCCGGTCCCGCCGGTCCCGCCGGTCCCGCCGGTCCCCAAGGCCCTGCTGGCCCAGCTTCAACTGTCCCAGGCCCCCAAGGCCCTGCTGGACCCACGGGACCGACAGGGCCACAGGGGCCGCCGGGCGCTGATTCGACCGTCCCAGGGCCGGCGGGGGCGACTGGTCCGCAGGGGGCGCAAGGGGATCCTGGCCCTGTTGGCGCGACAGGGGCGGCCGGCCCCCAAGGTCCGCAAGGCGACACAGGGCCAGCGGGTGCGGCCGGCCCCCAAGGTCCGCAAGGCGACACAGGGCCAGCGGGTGCGGCCGGCCCCCAAGGTCCGCAAGGCAATCCTGGCTCCGCTGGCGCCGATGGCGTGGGCGTTCCCGCTGGCGGCGCTACTGGGCAGGTTTTGGCGAAGAACAGCAACACCGATTTTGACACCGAATGGGTTGATCAGGCTAGCGGCAGCGCATCAGCCGGCGGCAGTAACACGCAGGTTCAATACAACAGCGGCGGCGCGTTGGCCGGTGCGGCGAATGTCGAGATCAGCAGCGACAACCTGCAGCTCATTGCCCCCAGTAGCGCACCAGCAGCGGCAGAAGCATCAAGCCTGATCGTATACCCGGTCTCAAAGGCTGATCGCTTCATGCTGGCGATGAAGGGGCCAACAGGCAACGCCATGGTGCTGCAGCCCAGCATTTTCTCAAACAACATCATGATGTTCAGCCCGCAGTCTGGCACGACCGGCACGGGCGGTAACGCTTTTCAGACGGCATGGACATCCGGCGGCACGGTGTCACATACGGCCCCGGCGATCACGAACTTCCAGACGCGGATGCGTCGCACCAGCTACACCAACGTGGTGACGACACAGAACCAGCAACTTGGCGTCAGGATGAATACCACGGCAGAGATGGCGTTTGTCAGGGGCAACGCGGCAGGCGTTGGTGGGTTCTTCTATTTTGCGCGGTTCGGCATTGGCATTTACCCAGGCCCGACCATCAGGC